GTAGTGAATACCTCAGTTGCTACAAGTCCACCTTGTGGTAGACTCTAGCATTGCTGGCTAATTGTGCCACGGCATCTTTAGTTCGAGTGTTACACGCTACGACTACTCTCACGAGTAGCACGTCCTGAGGATAGAGGTCTTAGACCTTGAATCCTAAGTGTGCGCTCCGGTTTTGTTATTGAGTTCCTCGCGTGGGGGTGCGATTGTTCGAAAGAGTTATCAACTCAGTCCAACCACTCAGTAGATCATGTCGTGATCGTGAGTGTCCGTCGTCTATGGACCACTGATGTTGGTGTCAGAAGGTAATTCCTACCTTCGTTACGGTGATCGTGTGGTCTGACGGAAATACAAGCGTTAGCCCACGCAGTTTCTTAGTGATGGAGGACGAGCAGTCGTGCTCGGTACATAGGTCCTATTTTGGAACCGATGTGCTCCCGATTCAACGGGCGCTGGCACGGGGTAACTCGTCCAGATGCTCCGAGATATTCTATCACTAGAAGATCCCGGGGGGCATCCTAACCTTATAGGAGCTACCTATGAAGGGTACCCTGGGAGGTTGAGGCAGGGAAGCGGTGTTCGCTGTATGTAGGTTTTAGGCAAGTTACCTAAAACTGAGATTGATTTCTCAAGGGGAATAGACTAGTTATCTATTCCTTTCGAAAGAGCAATGAGGAGTTGGGAGTAATCCCTGAAACTCTTGTTTGGACGATATATATAGCGGGGGGACCGTGGAACTGTTACTTCAGTCCCAGGACAACCCTACTTTAGGGACTCCACCCCTAAACTCCCTACCCGGGAGTGCCTGCGGCCCCCGGACCTCTCATAATGAAGTTCGGGCAAACCGAAGTGGAGTGACCTTTCCAGGTGACATTAATTATGAAAATGATTAAGCTCTTACAATCTCTAGCGATTACTCGCAAAGGTGCCGTAGGAGTTGGGAAGGTGCGCTCTTGGCAGCCAGATTTAAAAGTCTGGCACCGTCTTATGGCACCACTGATAAGTGTTGCCAGACTGACGGTAGGGCGAATTACTAAAGACCGTATCGTATCAATCGTTCCGTTCTGTAAGCAGGTAGCCCGGTTAGCTAAACATCGAGGTATTAAGGGAGTTGTTCTGTATTTAAAAGTATGTAATGTATTATTAATGCAGGCTCTCCCTGGTTCTAAGATGAAACCCGGGAGCCGAGAAATTGGGAAGGTAGCCATTGCAGTGACGCATTCGGGGTTACCTAGGATAATACCTAAGCAGCACCGGCGGTTGATCTGTAATGGGGATATTCTCACTACTCGGTTGTGGTTGACTATTTTTGGTTTATACCGAGTACTCGCGTACAAGGGTAAGCTAGATTTATCAACTATCATTAACCCTGGTAAGGAGATACCTCGTATACTGCTGCTTGGTTTTGCGAAATTTATTCGTAGAATATTTTTTGTAAGATTGAGTAAGTTTTATGATGAGGGAACCCTGATCGGGGTTGACCCTGGATCACTGAAGCCCGTGCCTCTTAGCCTGACGACTACCGGTTCCAACTCTGAGGCGATAACTGAGTTCGCTGGGTATACTGATGTCCCAGGACGTCATCGTACAAAGCGGATAGGTTCCGTTTCATCGTTTGGAGCTAGGGGTGGTGCGGCGTGGGCTTGGTTAGCCGGCGCTTGGGGAGATTCCTTATGGAATTTTCTTAATGCAATGGAAAACCAGAACATGACGCTTTCATTTTGGAGAACGATTGAATCTGAAGCGGAGTCCTTTTCGTCTACCAAGGCGAGAGGAGCCCGTCAGGGTAAGATCGCAACCAAGGTAGAACCTGCTGGGAAAGTGCGGGTCTTTGCCATTGTTGATTACTGGTCTCAGTGTGCTCTTAAGCCGTTGCACGATTTTGTGTTTGGGGTCTTGCGTTCTATCCCACAAGATGGGACGTTTGATCAAGAGCGGCCCGTTAAGAGTCTCTTAAAACGAGCTCCTAAGGGTGCAGTGTTCCATTCGCTAGATCTCTCTGCAGCGACGGACAGATGTCCCGTTGTTATCCAGGAAGCAGTAGTGGCCGTGATGTTCGGCGTTACGTACGCAGCCGCTTGGCGTGAGTTACTCGTGGGTCGACCGTACTTCGTACCGAAGCAAGGTCCGCGGGAACCAGGGGGGTTCCCTCGGTTTGTTAGGTATGCGGTAGGTCAGCCTATGGGAGCTTACTCCTCGTGGGCGGTATTTGCGTTGACGCATCATGCGTTGGTCCAGTTTGCCGCTTATTTAGCGGGGCGTAAGGGATGGTTTGAGCTTTATGCCTTGCTTGGAGATGATATCGTCATAGCTGACGATGCCGTCGCAAACAAGTACAAGCGTATATGTAAGTGGCTGGGTATGGGTATCGGTATTAGTAAGTCCATGGTGAATGATAATTCATCGTGTGAGTTTGCTAAGAAAGTATTCGTACAAGGCAAAGACTGTGCGGCATTCCCTTGGAAGCTGTGGTCTGTTTCGCAGAGCTCCCTGTCTGCGGCAGTCGCGGCTCTTCAACGGGTTTCTCACATGGGATTGAGTCTAACAGCTGCCCAAGTCGCGCTGGCATTCGGAGCTGGGATGCGGACCGTTGCGCGCGTTGGGGCGAAGTGGGAGAATATCCCGTCTCGTCTCAGGGCGTTCCTCGTAATAGCATCTCATCCTTCGGCTTCGACTGTTCTGTCGCGCCCGACTTGGATTGATTGGATTGCTACTAAGGGCCCTATGCTGCCAGTATTGTATGGACCTGATGCCATGACATGGTTTAATAATTGGGCACAACCCCTCGTAACAGAGGTGTTGGATCCGTTAGAGAAGCGTGTTGATGAGTTGGTGTCGAGGTTATTCTTTGGCGAAGAAGCGTCTGGACTATCGGTCCATGCGCCTAAGTCTTCGAGTGGCCTCCCTACTCCAGTAGAACGGTTCTTAGAAAGCAAGGTCAATTCTAAGATTGTGGCGTTCCAGGATAGTATGGAGAAGGCGCGAGCGTCCCTTAAACATCTCCAGCGTCTCGATATCAAACTCTTAGCCGTACAAGCATCTGCTATCTTTAAGCAGGTTGTAGGTGTGATAGAGGACAGAGCGAGTGCGATCGCGGAGTTTGGGGCTCGGTTAGGGGTAACTGAGATCTCAGATAACGCGGTTAAACAACCAATGTCAGCTATCTACAGCTTATGGGAGAGATGGAGAGTTCGTGCATTACGGGCAGGCGCGGTAGTGGGTACGGGCCCAAGGGTTTCCCAAGGGCCACGACCTAGTGCGGCGAAACCCGTCGATACACGGCTTCCCTCTGAGCGTGAAGAGGTTGCTGTTTAGGTTGATGATGGCTCGTAACCGATTTTAGTATCAATGGGTTAAATTCCCAGTTACGGGTGATTGTCAGGTTGAAGAGTGGACGGTCGCGTTCAGGGGTTGCCGGGGTTAGTACCTTTCGAGATTAATCGCCTCGGGAGGCTACTCGGGTATTAGGTTACTCCCCCTTAAGGGAGGGATAGGGACTTAGTATTCGAGATTGGCGGCTTAGCATCGCGTATCTGTACCGGATGCGGGTGTTGGGTACGAACGACTTTTGAGTAAGGGTCTAGCACGCCTTTACTTAGGATGGGAACATCCAGTAACTCGCCTCG